CTTAAAGTTCACACCTTTAGTAGTATTTTCAATTTTCTTGGCGGAATCTGAAACTATTTTTTCTGCATCTTGCATACCTTCCTTTAACTCGGAAGTTTTAGCACCAACATGCACTTCGACACGGTTATTATTTGCCATACACACCTCATAGGCATAAAAAAACCTTGCCGATGCAAGGTAAATTTGAAAAATAAAAAACCCCGTGTGAACGGGGTTATTTTCTAAAGAAAATTTATTGAATTACAACTAAGTCAGTTATTCCACAACCTGACGATGCAGCTTGAGAATGTATAAATCCCATATTAAATTGTTTGACTGTTTTAGTTTCACCAGCTTTAACAATCTCATAAATTACTCGGCTATTGCTGTCGATCTTTGTTTTACTATTAGAATAGTGCTCACACTCTACAGTGATATCTTTAATGTCATATTTACTATTATTTTTGATTTTAAAATCAACCAACATGACACTATCAAAACCACCTTTTGACCAATCATAATCAAGTACAGTATTTTTTAATGCATCTTCTTTAGGTGACAATTCCCTAGTGCTACTTGATGAAGAAGATCCCTCTCCACCACCAGCAATAATGCCAATAATAAATAGAATAACAAATCCTAGAAAGATCCATTTTAATAAGGAGCGTTTTTTAACTTTTGCTCCACAACTTGGACAATTTTTAGCTTGAGTACTAACTTGTGCCCCACACTCTTTACAATTTGTTAAAGCCATTGATTTATCCTTATAAAGTTTAATCAACAAACTTTAACCAACGCTTACAAATAATGCAAACAGGGCAGCCTCAACCACCCTGTGGAAAATTCGACAAAACTTCCAGCATATCATCCTCGTCATCATCTGAAACGGTGATAGCTTGCGGAGTTTCATCAATTCCCATAAATGCTTCCAAAATACGGCAAAGCCGTTGTATCCCAATATGCGCGGGAGGGTTACTTTGCTGATACGCACTTAATGCTCTTAATCTAGGCAGGTCCATTTCATTACGCACATAGTCGTAATCTTTACCCATCGTTAACACTAAATGCGTGTACAGCTCCTCCCAGTTTATTCCCCCGAGCTTTCACCTGCGGGTTTACCTGTATATTCCAAGCCAGATGTTTTAGTTACTAGGGCTAAAACTTCTTCCATGTTTGCCATGTCTAAAAGCTCATCCGAAACATATTCACGGGTAATATCCGGGTAATTCCGTTTTAAACAAATATGAGCCATATCCACAATGACGGAAACAGGCACATCATTTGAGCTTAACTGTTCTTGGAAACGCTCAAGTGTACCCAATGGTGCCGGAGCAAAAATCCATGTCTGACCAGCAATCTCTTTACTATTACCACGTGGGTTATCAACTTGCTTAAATTGCATTTGGCATTACTCCGATAAATCGATTTTGAAAACACGGTTAAGATCATCAGCCATAGGCTGGAATTCAAACTCAGGAATATCGTAATCGTCCTGTTTTGAACTGAATCCAAGTTTGTTACTGGTACAACGGAAGAAATTCATGTGCATGAACTTGCCTTTGTAGTCACGTTGCAGGTCAACGGCAAACTCTGGCGTATAACCCATATCTAGGTTAGATACAGTGATTGACTTAGCACCCGCTACCATTGCTGAATAACGGAAGTTAATAAATACCGTTTTACCCACATCTGCAGCAGCAAATGTATAAGCACCAGTTGCGGCATCTACACTGTATTGTCCAGTTGTTGGTGCTGAAGCAACCCGTTTAAGTGGGATTGCTTTCGCATCTGTTACACCTAGATCCTTCACGAATGTACCGCTGTTAGGGACAACCGGTGTAACTGAACCACCAGCCGGAATCACTTCACCATTAATGGTTTGGGAAACCGTTTCGATTCCACCTTCAGCAACGACGCCACCGAAGAAAATGGAATTTAACAATGCACCGTTAATACGCCCGAATGAAGCTTTACATTTAATGGTACCTTTACCGCGTGCTGCATCAACGGCGAATTGACCACGACCGAAAAGCTCTTTTAAGTCATAGCTAATATCCACACCAACGGATTGCATCACCCCCACTTCTACTGGTGTGGGATTAATAATCGGTTGCCCGTATACATCTTGAATCGGTGTAGCAAAGATCTTGCCGGCACCAAATAAATATTGAGCCATTTATTTTGACCTCTCTAAAATGACAAAACCGCCATCGAGGCGGTCATAAAATGAATATTTTGTTAATTGGTTGTGAGGATCCGGATAGGGATAATGGCAATCGCCTGATCATCTAGCATGTTTTCTACTGCTTCATACACTTCTATTGTGCCTTCAATCCAGCAATGCTCAACCAAACCTCCCAAGGTCTGACATTCATTAAAATCTGGATGATCTGGCTGAATAGCTTCACGTACACGATCGATGAATATATTCATCTGCGATGATGGCGGCTTTGTAGTGTCCGATTCATGAATATAGAGATAAACCTCAGCAGCTAGTTCAACTTTTGAATCTAAACCATGTACCGGGACTTCTTGCTGATTGCCTTGTGTAATAAACATGGCTGGGCGCTGTTCTGGTGTTACATGGTTAAAGTGACGTAAACGGCGACTTACTGTTTTGAGCCCTTCTACCCTTGTACTTAACCGATCAAACAGCGCTTGATAAATTGCTTCACTATCCACCTGCTATACCTCGCTGAATTGCTGCATCAATATTTTTCGGCACAATCTTGGCCACGATATCCAGTGAATCACGCATGAACCGCAATTCTCTAAACCGAACATTCCTAGAATGGGCCTTAACATTGACCTGAACAGGTGAAATAGGTCGGCCAAACGCCTGTTTAATTGTCCTCAGGTGTGCTTTAACACCCAAAGCACCATTTAGACCAAACTCATGTGCAGGCGCATAAGGCACCAAAGCACCACCAGCTCCCACGGTTCCCTCAATGGAATCCTTATCCTCATCCACCTTTGATGAAACGGATCCTCGCAAGCGCCCTGACTGAACTTTGAGTCGTTGGCCACTTAACATGTCTTCCTGAACAATCCGCTGTAAGCGCAAAGTAAGAGCGTTAACCGTGCGTCTTATTTCAAACCTAACGCGATTATTCATCTCATCAAAATTGACCTGAGCATCAACACGATAATCGCTCATAGCTTAATTACTCTTTAGCAGATGCTGCCGATTTCTTTGGCTCAACCACTTCAACATAACGCTCAAAACCTAAGGGCTTTAAAATATGGATAATGTCATTATCCGATTCCAAAACGCCGTTTTTGATATCTAGGTTTTGCCCAGCAATAACGAGTTTGGTTGGCTTGTAACCTTCTGGTGCCTGATACTTAAAAGGCATATGATTCTCCTATACAACAAAAACACCAACGCCTAAACGGTTAGGGTTAGTACCTTCATCATCAATTGGAATTGAATTTTTTAACGCAAGATAGCGTTGGCCATACATGCTTAGATCATAGAAAGCTTCTTTCGATGATCGTGAATAACTCACACTTTGGCCCGCAATTGTCATGCTTGATGCAGTACCAAAAGCAGCGCCATTGCCGCTAATGGTTCCGACTTTAAGGATATGTGCTGCATATAGACCTACAGCACGTTCCTTTAATGCCCCGAACTCAATTTGAGAAACGATCTGATCCGCTTCTTCTAAAGCATCCTGAATCCTTGCATCTGGCAAAGACATTAAACTCGAATCAGTCGAGAACCTTTCACGAAACGTTTGTACGTCCATATGTCTACCTTATTCCTTAGCCTGAGCTAACTTAGCTTGTAACTGCTCAAGTGTTTCATCGTCACTGAACGTTACTTCAAGTGCAGTTAATTCAGCTTTCACGGCGGCCAAAGTAGCTTCTTCTGCAGCTTTTGCCGCATCACCTGCTGCATCGTTTTGCTTGCCGCCTTTACCACCACGGCCACCAGTTTTACCCGCTGTTTTTGGCTCATCTTCCGCGATTTCCTGAACTTCAAGTTCACCGATATCAATAAGATGTTTAGCAAACTTATTTTTAGTGAGCTTCTTGTGCGCTTCTTCATCCACAAGAGTTGGTGTGCCTGTAGGTAAAACAGCAATACCAGAAAAAACAAAAGCGGCCTGTAAGCCGCTATAGATATAAGAATATTTCATACTGTTTTAATCCTTACACGTGATCCAAGTAACGGAGAGAATCAACACGCTTCAACCATACGCCCTGATATTTGTAGTGACCAGGCACTTTAATATCTACACCAACTGGTTGAGCTGCCAAGAAAGTGACGTCATCACATTTCATTTGGATGCATGACGGATCACGGCGGTAAATAATAGAACGGTCAGCACCTGCCGTACCTTTGCCGTTTGAACGACCTAAACCACGAATGGTTAACGGCTTACCTTGTGATGCGAAGATGTTATTTTCTTCAATGAATTTCAAGAATGTCTTACCGCCAGAATCAGCAACTACACGGGTAGAAAGGTGTAAATACTGATTAGATGCCATTAAATAAGTATCCGGCTGTACAGATGCATCCCCATCGATAAGATCTTCAGCATCTGCCAAGCTTGCGTTGAAGTCACTTAGTACTTCTTCAATGGTTGCAGTAGCCCAGTTATGTTGGGCTGAAACAATGGTTACGCCTGTCTGATTTAAGAAACCCTTAACCCCTGTAAGCTCGTTGCCATACCATGCAATATTGCTTAAGTGTTTTTCTGCAGCTAATCGCGCCGCTTGCACTTTGTCAGCTTCAAGCGGAATATTCATTTTTTGAGCTGTTTCTAATTCAAGAACTGAATACCAATAGCTGATGGTACCAACCTTGATAGGCAGTGAAACACTGTCATAGTCCACTTCTGCCACAGGGATGTCATTACCTGTACCTGAATGGTCCTTACCAATGCCAACGCCTTTTTTACGTGTAAGTACTTCACCACCACCAAAAACACCATTCACAGGTTTAACAGGAATGTATTTAGCGTAATCCATCACTTGCTGAAGCTGAGGATCCATTTCGTTAAACTCTTCCAATTTAACGAATAATTGGGCTAAAGCATCAAGGTTAAACGCATCACCAATAGTTGCCTGTACCACTTGAGCTACTGGTGTTAGACGTAGCTTCATTGCTGCCAATTTACTCATAATTATTATGCCCCACGTAAGCGAACAGCAGCTAAGCCCTGCTCATTTGAAATTGTTTCCCAAGATGCGTTCGGTAACTCTGTACCGTCTGTTGCTGTTGGGGATAAAGAACCTAACGGCGCTGCTGTGGTGCCGTTAGCTGTTTTGACATAAACCTTTGCGTTGATATCGGTGACTGGTGCCGTGACCTTCACGTAAATCGAGCCGATCGTCATAACTGGTGCTACATCAGTAGCTTTATAGGCTTCTTTGCCATCTGCCGTTTTGCCTGACTTGCCTACGCCATGACGTACGATAATTCCAAACTTAGTATTAGTTGCACCAGTTACCGCTGAAACTGTTTTTCCATCCGTACTTCGTACAACCACGTCACCATCGTTCACCAAACCGGTACCAGCTACAGGCAGGGATAAAATATCCTCTGGTCCGATGAGGTGAAACTTCATACCGGGTACGGCATCGTATTGCTTAACCATGATTTACTTCCCCTTAGATTGTTTTGTATGCGTTTTCTTTGCTGTAGGTCTTTTCTTCCCCACCGCCTGCTGGGTTGCCATCACCAGCTTTAACACTTTGCTGCTGGTGAAGAGCATCACCTACAGGATTAGAAGGATGAGTACCCTTCACAGCACAGAGTGCACGGAAAGTTGTGTCGATCTGCTCAGGCTTTGCATCACCTACTGATACGTTACCCATCAAAGCAGTTACTAATGCATCACCCGCTTTAGCAGCAATTACATCACGCTTGATTTGCTCGCATGTGCAGCCTTCAGTTTTAACTGTTGGTACCAATGCCTTAGCATCGGCAATAACAGCAGCACGTTCGGCAGCAGCTTGTTCAAGTTTTTCAGGCGTCATCTGGTTCTTTTCCAGATCACCTACTTTTTGCTCAAGAGCAGTTTTTTCGGCATGCAACTGATCTACGACTGCTTGAATTGCTCCAAGCTCATCACCGATAGAAAATTGTTTATCACCAACTTTAAGTTTTGCAGCCTTCATGTTTTCAAGCTGCTCTTGTTGCTGCTTTAATGCATCTGCTAAGGGCGTGTTATCGCCGATGTTAAAGCGGATACCGTTTACAATTACTTCCATTGTTTTCCCCTTTGGTGGAGTTTGCTGTTTGTCACCGATGCGGCAATCACCACCACAGCGACCGTATTTAACCAGTGCTACGTGATTACCGATAAAGTTGATAAATTTCGCTTGATACGGCGTTCCATCTGGCGCGGTACCCTGCTCAACGATTAATAAGGCTCCATAGCCAAGCGACATTTCTAGCCGCTCGTTGCTTTGGATCAGATCAATACTGATCTTGTCTTTAATGAGCAAATCACCCACCAGATAATCGCCTTCCTGCCGGACGTTCTCACAATAGCCAATGTGATAATCCTTCCAGTTAGAAGCGTTAATTTCATTTTTAGGCGGGTGATAGTCAGTAGCGTCTACACCATTGAAGCTTTGAATAGCCTCAGGTTTGAAAAGCTCTTCTGCAGGCGTGTAGACATTAATGATTTGATCTGCTGTATAACCTTCCAGTGAAGGAAACTCATACGCATAGTACTGACGTACTTGAGGCGCTTTAGCTAAGCGAACATTGACGCATTTCAGGTACCCCTCTTTGGTAAATGAGCGTGTCGATTCGCTTGGCGCAAAGTCACCAATTTTGAGTTGGTAAATGTGCTTAGTCATTAGGTACCTTCTGAGGTATTAAAAACTCGACTGTAATTTTCGTGTACCGCTGCCCCTTATCTTGATAAGACTCAACGATAGTTTTTTGCTGGCGACTAAATGGAATACCGGTCTCAACATCTACCAACTGAAGTAAATTAGCCCCCTTTACAAAATCAACTTTGACGTCACGGCGTATCTTTTCTGACATAAGTTTTACTCGTAAAAAACCACCCGAAGGTGGCTTGATTGATTGCAGTGTTTACATGCGAATATCTAAGGCTAAATCTGAGCCACAAATCTCAAAGTGTTCTACGCGTCCTAAAATGAGCCCATCACCATAAAGATTAGCGCTAACAGTTGTGATTTTGGGGGGATGAAAATCTATCTTTTTGATACTTTCCATCACCTCTTGAAACTTTTCAGCCGTCTTACCCGCTGCCTTAGCCAAGTTAGGAAACCCTTCACAGCAAGACATTAACCACGGTGGAGTGAAGTCACCACCAGTTACAAACCCGCCTTTAGCAAATCCTTGTGCTTGCAAACGGCGATAAAACCGTTTCTTACTAAACTTTTTACGCTTCATGGCCATAAGTCCTTATTAATGGTATTAGGCTTTTAAAGCCATAATGATCGAATCTAATTTCCAAAGCAGAATGGGGATTGAAATTAAAAGAACTGACAAGAAAACCTTTTTCAAAGTTAGCTCTCGGATCTGGTTCATATGCTCATGGGTTACGTTGCTTACTTCATCCCATTTTATTGGAGGGGCAGAAACAGTTGGTGGCGGAGGCGTAGGTTTTGGCCTAGGGTTGTGGCAAGGTTGATAGCCATTTCCATTTATTCCATTGTAATGAGTACATGCTGGGCATTTCCCACAAGGTTTAAAGTCAGTCAATTAAGATATCCTCATAATTAGGTAATGCCGTGCAACGACATCGGATAGGCTGACCGGGATGTCCACCGTCTGGCGGTGAATCCCATCTAAATGTCTTGCCCTGTTTATGTTGATGATCTGGCCTTACACGCTCATCTTTCGCCGTTTGCCATGTGTATGTCTCGACACCCATCGAAAGCTGTCTAGCACGGTTAATTTGGCCGTTAATCTTGCCCATCTGGTCACTAGCAATAAGACGTGCACGATAATCAGTAGATAACCCTAATTGCTTAATAGCTTTGGCCAACTCTTCATTGGTTTGTCCAGTCTGCAAAGCATTAGTAATTAGTACCTCAAGCTTATCGGCGTATTGCTGCGGAATAGACTTAATCAAACTGACATTAACCGTAATGTTTAGATCTACCTCATCCTGAATATCAGCAGCTCGATAGAATGGCGTAAGATCCACACCAATAATTGTTTTGGTGTGCTCTGCAATTTGCTTGTCCACTTCCTTTTGGGTGTCAGTCACAACCTTTGTGGCCAACGGTCGAGAAATCTCAACAACATACTTTGTGAGCTTTTCCCTAAAGGCCGTCATCATGTCCGAGAACCATGCATCTCCGATGTTCTGGCCTACTGTAGGAATAACTAATTCCTTAGTTTGTTCCTGACAATATTTTGAGATAGCCAGTAATTGCCGTGTGTAATAAAGCTCTACACGGCGGTTTACGTGCACGGCTCTCGGCTTAGAAGCTTTACGACCTTTTTTACGTTTCTTCGCCTGCTGGAGGTGGGGTTTCAGGATCTGAATTATCGTTGTCATTAAGCTTCACCATTGTCTCAAGCTCTTTGATATGTTTTTCATCAATCACTGAATAAACACCATCAATAACAAGCTGTTTTGCTATCTGTGGCTCTGTGATGATGCCCATTTCTAAATACTTGGAATCCCGTTCAGCGTTAGCTTTCTCAACTTCAGAGCGGACCTTAGCGTCTAATTGCCATAGAGGATTGAACACAACATCTAAGCTTGGAATCTGACGACCAAATGTGGCTTGAACAATTACTCTTAAAAGCTTCATCATGAATGGCTTTAAGGACCATATTTGCTTAGTTGCAATACTGTCGTAATAGTTCCGTGTGTCATGCTCGCCTGTTGCATTCATCCCTGCAGGTGATTGACCGAATAAAATCGTATATGGCATATCAGCTGCACCAGCAGTTTGAATCGAATACTCACGCATGAGGTCAGGCAGACCGCCAAAGCTATAAGATTTAGAGTCATACTCCTCCTCTTTATCCAAGACGATCATGCCATTCAAGCCCTTAAGCAATCCGACACTAAGAAAACGTTCAGCTACGGATTTCATATCCTCTTTGATCTTATCGACCAAGTTAGGTGTTCTAATCACGTCAATTTTTGATTCATGGACCAGACTAGCAGTGGCTTTCTTTACGGCAGCATGATCAAGTAGATCCTCATAAACTTCCTGTAAGACACTTACAGGCTCTTCATTGACCACATCTGCATGACCAAATTTAATTAAGCGGGTGTGGTGGATCCGTTGGTTAGATTTACCATCAAGCTTTAGCTTGTAAAATTCAGGCTGCTTTAAAACGCCACCTGCCTCCTTAGGCGATAAATATTTACTGGTATCAGCTTCAATGTGCTTTTTCTTAAGCACAGTGAAAAACTCTAAACGACCAACGCCTAACTTGTTTAAATCAAACGGTTGATCTAGGTTGCCGCCGTCTACAGTCCCTAGAAGCACATAACAAACGCCATATAAGCGAGAAAGTACCAAACTAGATAAGAGCACCCCATCTAAGTTAAAAGCCTTACACGCCTCTTTAAGCTTCAATAAATCGTTGTCTTGAATCCCTTCAAAAAACCATCCAGCGCGGAGCATGTCACTTGCTGGTCGGTTGACGATTCGCTTAGCCAACCAGTGTTGATACACGGCTTCTAATTGCTCATCAGGAATTACTTTCTTAACGAAAGAACCGTGTGAAGCTTTGTCACGTTCGGTACCAATATTTGAGACAAAGTTTGTATACGCCCCTGCATCGCCAATTGCATCGGGCTTTTTAGTTTCAGCCATAATTTCCTCTAATCAAATACAGTTGGCTTTTTGGCTAATGAATCATTAATTGCATCAATGGTCGGGTCCCACTGGTCGTCATGGTCATGTGACCAATCAGCAGTGAGCCCTTCAATCTCTTCAATGTAGTTCAATAGCCACGGTGCATTAGCTGGTAACCAGACACGGCGTTCTTCAACATAAAGAATGACGTCCATAGTCCTTGATAGCTTGTCAGTACTTCGCTGAATCGCACGTATTGGTAAAGTGGTCTGCTTAGATATGGACTGAATTAAACCGGTACCACTCGCCTTATCCTCTACGGCCATATAACGAAGCTTGCCAATCTTTGTGTTACTGTCCTTGTGTTTATTGATAAAAGCTTTAGCTTCTTTCAATAGCTCTGGTGCTTCCCATTTGCCACGCTTCACGTCAATGATGTAAAGGTTATTGTCATAGCCAAGACCAGCACATAAGAACACTGAGAAGTCGTTATGCTCTTTTGTCTTTTGCGCCGTATCTGCCCAAATCGCACGCCATTTAAGAACAGGTAGCTCTAGGTAACGTGGGAACCACTCAGCCTTAACAAGATCACCACCCAGCTTTTTAGGGTTTTGCATGTATTGGCTTGCAAACGTATAGCGTGACACTGTGGCGCCGTCTTTATCTTCCCCGCCTTTCTCCAGCTGCAGCAATGAAAGTAAAGATTCTTTTAATGGCCAGTAGCTTTGTCGGCCTTTCTCATCACGCTCAACATCACGTGGAATTTTGCGCTGTATGTGCTCTGGTAGCTTAATGATGTACTCATCATCAATAAGTGCGGGAATACTGATCTGTTCCCAGTCACCAGGTACATTGCCAGTCAACACAAAGTTAGTCGGATCTTCAACGTGCAAACGTTGCATGATCAGAATAATTGGCGTGTCAGATTTAGCTTTACGAGAGTTGACCGTGTTTAGAATTTTACGGTTAGCTTTACGTCTAGCGGTCTGGCTAAATGCATCCTCAGGCTTTAATGGGTCATCAAGAATAATGGCACCGGTAAAGCCCTCATTAGCTAATGTACCAGCACGGCGACCCGTGACCTGCCCACCCATAGAGGCAGAATAAACATGACCAGCATCATAGCCATCAACGGTGGTTTTCCAGCTCGACTTAGCATCCGTACTGGTAGAAATCTTTACAGGCCATAAGTTCTGAAAGTCTTCCGACTTAACAATATTTCTAGCTGTAGCTGATACATCCTCTACAAGTGATTGCGAGAAAGACAAATACAGAAACCGCGAACGAGGATTACGTGCTATACCACGAGCAATAAGGTTTGTAAGTAATTCAGTTTTACCGCTTCCGGGTGGAACGTTAATAACTAGGTTTTTAACCTTGCCAGCTATTACCTCGTCAATCTTGTCGGCAATATATTCATGATGCCAATTGACCGAAAACTTAAAGCCCATGCGAGGCAAGAAAAATGCTCGTGTGAAAAATAAATGTTCTTTCTCACATTTGATCCGCTTAGCTTTGGTTTTAACAGGATCAATATTCGTTCTCGAGTTCATCTATCGCCTGCCTTACCTGCTCATCGGTAGCAGTCACATAGGTAATGTTTTCGCTTTGTAATGGACCGCCGCCAGCGCCTGTAATTTCAGTCTTATTCGTGTACTTGCCGCCTATGTCCTCAGCAGCTTGCTTAAGAATGCTTAAAGCTGCTACACGGTTTCTACTGTGCTTTTGATATTGGCTTTCATATCGCTGTAAACGCACCGCTAAGTTTGCAATTGGGATTGCCTCAGGCTTACCCAAAAACATTTCGCGAGTCTTTTCAAAATCTTTTCTTAATTCTTCGCTCAGGTTCTCGCCTGCCCGTTTGGTCGGGTCGTATTTCTCACACTGCTGTTTAGTAACTTTTATCCCGTATTCTTGGTTGACGAGCTCAGCAGTTTCTGTGGGTGTATTAAATACGGCAAGTGAGCGAACTATAAAGAGTTTTACCTCCTTTTTTAGAGCCGCCATATCCTCAATCCTGTCAACCTACGTCAACCTAAATAGCCAAAAAAAAGAGCCTCAAGGCTCAGGTAATTACGCAGTTTCCACAACATTTCGAAATATCTAAATCAGAAACAAACGGCGGGTTTTTAGCGACTTCAATAAGCCGCTTAACGTTTTCATTTGCACCCCAGCGTTTAACAACACCGATAAACTCTTCCACATCGTGACCAGCTAAATAGTGCTTTGGTAATCCAGTATGATCACTGTAAATAATCTCACCGTCCGAGTCTCGTTCTACACCAATGTGATAAAGCTCATGTTCAAGTAAGTAACAGAACTCTGTATCGTTTGCACGCTCACAGAAAGAAGCGTCGACAGTTATTAAATAAGTAGGTACAAAACCAAACCAATCACGCATCTGTTGCTCTTGTCGAGCTTTACGCCAGCCACCAACATTGAACATGACTTTTTCGCACTGGCCTAACACCATAGCTTGCTTGCTTTTATATGCAGAAGAGGCCCAAGCAAATGCTAAAAATTCTTCATTATCGTGAAGCAGCTCAGCTATGTGATCATGATCGGGGTTATAAAGAGGTCCACCAATAGTTAAGTAATTAGCAACAACCCATTTTTTTAGATCTGGTGCTGGTGTTAGTCTAATTGCTTCTTCTTCATCTGCTTGATCAATAAAATCAGTTGGAGGAAATGGTCTGATCTGATCCATTAAATATTTGCCTCTTTAAGTTTTTAAGCCACTGACTAGCGAAATGAGCTTGGATCTGTAATGGACCAGATTCATTAATCTTAAATCTTGGTGCTGCCTCTATGCGAATTACTGTGTAACCCATCTCTTCAGCCACATCGTAACGATCAAGACTCCAAGCTTTGTTTTTTAGCTTACCCTTTCGACCACCTGACCAGGGACCGCCAGCAATTTCAACTAATATGTGATGTTCAATTAAATGAAAATCAAAACGCCAATGCTTAGTAGACTTAAACTGGAATTTCTTTTCGTACTTAATTTCCAGATTGTCTAAAGCTTCAGTAAATTCTTCCTCTGCCTCTAAGTACTTTTGAGTAGCTTTAGGTAGCGGTCTGGATTTAGGCTTGGTTTTAGGTTCTTTTTTCCGAGTAAGCCAAAAGTATTCTGTAGAATCCATTATTCTCACCCATAAAAAACCGCCCTAAGGCGGTGGCTAAACTCACAGGCAATATAGTATTACTTCTTAAAAGTTGCCTTATAAAGCTTTGAATTAAAGTAATCCGTAATTTCTTTACCTTCGTTTTGAATTTTTTCCTCATTTAAGGGTAAAAAATCTAATTCAGATTTGAAGCTCATATACTCTGGAATAAATTTCTTTATAGGCGGAGGTGGTTTAGGTCCACCTTCTGTAATTTTTTCGATAAATCCAGCTAACCATAAAATATACTCACCTTCTGAATTATGAGGAGGAATCAAACTCACATCTATTTTTACTTTACATTCATCTAATTGTTTACTAAACAATTCAACAAAATCAATAAAATTATATTTTAATTTAAATTTTGTTCCCTTAATTTCTCTGCGTATACATGTCATAAGTAAGTTCATATTTTCAATACAGTCATGTGAAAACAATTCCTCATCTTTAATTTTGTTATAAATATTTTCCGCAAACATGAGATACTGTGTCATTTCAGCAGCTCCTCATTTTTTATAAAGTATTTTTCTTAAGGTAGTCCTATTATAACAATGTTGCAACAAGAAATTTTCCATTTTTTAGGTTTAAGAAATTTTTAAAAATTATAAAAACGATTATATTCAATAAATTAGTACAAATAAAAGCTATGGAAGTTTGATCTTTCTATTGAGCTTTAAAATGGATTATTGTGTTTAAATCATCAATTTAAAAAGCTTGCCTAGTAGGCAAGCTTCCCCCTTTTTTTGATATTTGCGCTGATCAATAAGGTTTAGTGTTACTTAAAGCAACACACTGATAATACTGAAATATTTAAAAATAAAAAAGCCCACTTCCTATTTTTATTCAGAAATGGGCTTAGCGAAAAAAACGCTTAGACCTGAAATAGAAAATATCTATTCGGAAATATCTCCAACTTCATATTGGCATAATATTTAAGCACTAGCAATAGGGATTGAATTAAAAATATCAAATATTCATATTTAAATAGATAAAGATTTATTTTTAAATAGTTTTATTTTTAGCCTACATAATTTTTTTACTTATCAAGAGTTATAAAGAATATGTGCCCATCAATAGGTAATACTTAATAAGGTCTTATGTGTAGTAACCATTAGGCTCTAGAGACTAAGAACTCAAACTGACTAAAAATAAAAAATAATTAATTTTCAATATTAATGATCATATACTGCAAAGTTATGTATATTCCAACTTCTCCATTGTTGAGTGCCTCATATAAGTCTTCATCAACGAAATCTCCAGATTCATCATATAGCCATTTATGAATTTGAATAATTTGTATATTCCCTTTTTTGTCTATTCTTGCTATTGGGTCTATTACGGACCGAACTATCACCTTCTTCTTCGTCTTAACATCGAGCAATGTGATAATTGTCATTTTAAAATCCTTATAAATATCCTGTATAACAACTACTCTCAATCAATAAAGATTTTTATATTTAAATTACTTAAATAGCAATCTTTTCAATCTAAAAAATAAATAAAAAACACTTCAATAGTATGTGCCTATTAGAAAAGATACCTTAAATATTCTACTAGCAATAAAAAACCGCTTTAAGGGCGGTTCATCTAAAATTCACAGGTACTTAATGAAGATTTTTTTTCTGTCTTTGCATCTTTCTGGGCTCACAAATTTTTCCAATAAAGTTAGTTAACCACAAAATACTTTCTTCACGATCTTCAAAATGAGGTATAAGACTTAAATCTACTTTTATCTTGCGATCAGCTAAAGGCAAACTTAAACAATGTTCAAAGTCTATTGAGCTGTACTTCAATTTGAGTCTTTTTTCTGCAGCTTGATTCTTTATCTCAGCCATAATGCGATTTAGATTAACAATCAAATTATTTGAAATTTTATTATTTTCATATACCCGTTCGTAAACTGTCTCAGCTACATCAATGTAATTTATTAGCTCTACATTCTTATTCATGACATTTGTACTCCGTTTTTTATAATTATCCGTCTAAAATAATGTTTATTTGAGTTACTAAATTCATCACGTACGTAAATATTGTTAAAGTTTTATCACTTATTTTTAATTTAAATATTTGAATTTATTTAATAATTTTATAATTTACTAATATTTATATACATCTTTGTTCTTAACACCCCTTTTTTTCTATCACTTGCCCATTGAGTTCACCACCCACACAGATATTCATTATAAGTACCAGTTTTTAATCAGACTGGACTATAGCACGAAAGACAACCGCCCGAAAAAGGAAGAAAATTTCTTAAACTATTTAGATAGCATATATGTCTGATTTTACTTGATCCCATAAATCAAGTATTTCATCTCTCATTTCGATTGGTTGTTTTCCAGAAATTATATAAAACGTTTTCACTTCTCCTTGGAAGCTTACTTGGGTTCTAAAGTATGACTCTGTTGGCCTTTGCATACCTGTTCTTGGTCCATACTGCTTTGGAATACTTTCTAACTTCAAATCTGACTCGTCTTTCGACAAGAATTGTCCATGATGGCGACCACCAATAAATAAAGTCATACTTTCACCTAAAAATAATTAATATTTACCAACATACTAACATAAAATAAAAATCAAATTATTTTTATTTTTCAAATACTTAGTTCTCAATAGTAAATTATTTACTACCGAGAACTAAATCATCAAATTAATTAAAGAAAAAGCCCCGCCAATAACTAGTATTTGGCAGGGCTTCATGCGCCGTAATACGCTCGGCAAATTAAAAATTTAAATCTGAAGAAAAATTTATACTTCTTATTAAATGGATAAATTGATTGTATTCATCTTCACTATCGAACGGAAACTCTACTTCAGAACCATCCGAGAAATTAACTAATACGGAGCTAAGGTCTATACTTGATTCTATTTTGACAATTTGATCAAGATTATAATGACATGTACCAACTTGATAGAATTTAGGCAGATTACCCATTTCTTATTCCTGTTTAATTTTATTTAGAAAATTATAAGGCCTAAGCATAAAATTTCATAATTCATTCAATACAAAAAAGCTCACCATTTGGCGAGCTTTTAAAATCTTTCTGGCGATTACTTTACATTTCGCCCATTTTAGAAATCTTTATACTCAAGTGTATACCCAACTGTCAAGCACAAGTTTCTTGAGTATCAGGAAGTTCAAAACGAAATGAGCGAGAAATACCCGATCTAATTTCATTTTCCCATTCTGCAACAATAGATTCTCCAAATAACTCAAACTTTTGATAGCTTTTTATGTAAGCAGTCTTAGTGGCAACAATTCCTGCAATTTTCATTTTTTCATTTAATGTATATGGACGCTTGCCAGTTCCATTACATTTTTCGCAAAACTTTGCCCCTTCAGAAAAACCTTTTGAATTAAAAGTTTCGAGTTTTCCTATTCCTTGGCATCCTCCACACATAGCCTTAACAAAAACATGGCCACGCAAAATAATCTCAGCCATTCCTTTAGCCAGATTAGTGAGATCACCTTGAGCATTAGTAGGTGTAAATTTTTTCTTTACCATTTCTTCATGAATCTTTACCGCTAATTTATTTCGCGCTCGGAAAAAATTACCAGATTTAATCTCGCCGCGAACGAATTCAACCTTGCCCGGAATATCTTCAATACGGCGTTCAGTTTGAAAATTAAAATCATATTTACTGTAAAAAGTTTCAGTTTGTTTTTGTGCCGGGGTAATTATTGCAATACGTTCAAAATCAACCTTCTCAACCAGTACTGTGGCCCAAAGCTTTGCAGCTGGTGATAACAGCGCTAATTCACCTAAAACTACATCTTTTGAAATTTTCTTACCTTCTGCTTTGCCTTGAGCAATAGCAAGACGAAGTAACTCAATAAAATCAAACTTTTCAACCAACATAATCGCCTTCCTATTTACCCTTAATTAATAATTCAATTTGCTTTAATGCCATACCGGACTTAACTTGCTCTGTGCTGAACCGTAAAACTGTAAAACCCATCATTGCTGCGGAGTTGTATTTCTCCATATCCCCTATATAGCCTTTGCCCCTTGTATGACGGCCTCCGCTCCAGATACCACCTTCTACCTCAATCAAAATCTTTGTACCCGTTATTAAAAAATCTGCTCTCCATTTACGATCAGGATGGAACTTATATTCCTGTTCAAAACCGATCTTGCATGCTCTTAAATGCGTTGCCAGAACCATTTCACCCACACTTGGTTGTCTGGCAACTTGCTTTGCTGAACGCCGCTTTTTATTTTTCTTTATAGGAAATAACTTGCGGTATTCAGCAATGCTGACTGATGACATCAAGCACCACCTTTCAGCAAATTTTCCAACTGATTAGCAAAGCAGTTATAAACTCGCGCTTTATCCTGATCACCAAAAAGGCTGGAAGAATGAGCATCTTGTTTATACTTCTGAGCCAGTTTTTCAATTGACTCCCTTAGTTCAACCAGAGTGCTTTGCTTTTTACCGCTGAGTGGTTCAATTGAGCGTGATACGTGGTCAGCCATTTCTTTTTCCATATGATCGAAGTAACTTTGACGTGCTAAATCTCTCGACTTGATTAGCTCTGGTGAAATAAGCTTTTCCATTTCACGGCGTTGCGCTTCAATCCATCTACTGTCCATTTTTTGCGCCCTCCGCATTAAACTTCTTCGCTTGGTCAAGTGCCTTCTCTAATTGAAGTAACTCGTTGTAATCAGTATTAGATAAGCCACTACGGTTATATCGGCCTCGTAATTTTTCACAAAGAGCCTTAACTTCTGCAAAACCGCAGTAAGAATTTATTAACTCTTCAACTGCACAGTGTTGGCATTTACTCATGGCGATATCCTTTTTCATCTAGCTCTTTACGCGCCAACCACCACAAAACCACCGCACCGCAAAGTACTGCTGTTACACACGAAATGAGTAAGCCACAGCTTAAAATCTCGAATTTAGTCATGCTGATTTCTCCCAACTGACGTCTATCAGGCTTGGTCTAAACACCACAACACAGCAACCAAAAGGTGCATTCGTTTTAGAACCACCAAACTTTAGGCGTCCACGAATAAAATGAATTTCTCTTCCTAAGCAGTAATCTTGAAACCATCGGGCATCAGTTCTTACTGGAACGAGTGCAACTACCGTATGCCCTTTACTTGCTGTTTCCGCTGCCTTAGCAACCCAATCGATGATTTCTTTGCCGTAAGGTGGATTCATCCAGCATGTCCCAGTCCACTCTTGCTTTAGACCATCAATTTCAGGTGTAAAATAACGTTCACATTTAGCGTTTTCAGGCAGAGCACAAACGTCTAAATCAAAGTTAAATACTCGATCCAATTTTTCGAAAAAATCTTGCGGCGTAGCCCATACATCAGTTCGATCATCAGCTAATCCAAATAACTTATTTTTTGTCATGGAATTCATACATTCACCCCATCAATCAATCGCTGAATATTTCTAGGAATTGGCATACCCTCCCGACGGCACATCTCTGCGTATTCGTGTGGATTATCGAAAGGATCAGGGCCCAACTCTTTTATAAGCTCAGGCTCTTTTTCTTTTGCCTCAAGTTTTTGAACTGGTGCAGGTTTACGACCATTGATTTTTAATCTTTCCATCAATGATTTGAGATGCTTTTGAGCCTCGTCATTGCTCACAGGAACGTGTTTAGGTTCTTTGTGTTCTAGTTGTAGCGGTGGAGTGTAAAACTCTTGCTGACGGCCTTTTAACTGAGCTTTAGCAACCATCACGTTGTAGGTCCCGAAGAAATTATCTTGAGCTGCTCGCATTTGGCCGGCTTCGATCAAATACCTAACCTCGTCTAAGGCGTACTTAGTGATTTGGGTAATAACCACGGAACGGTCAGTTGTAAACTTACATGCGCGAGACCAAGCTTCTTCTGGAGACATCCAACTTTCACCGATACACCAGGTGCGAAACTCGGCAAATGACGGCATAAAGCGTCCACCTGCTGTAAGTAAACGACCAAGTGCGTTGTTAAATTGGTTTTGTTGAACGCCAACCAGTGTTTTAAGTGCGATTTGCTCAACCACTGACAGAGGAATTGCGCTTTCGCCTGTTGCTGGAAATTGCTTATTGAACTGAGCAGCGTAAACAGTGCGAAGAGAAGCGATTAATTGACGCACTTCGTTCAAGGTAATCTCATGCATGACCTACCTCCTCACTCACTAGAAACTTTTTTGAAGGGGTTACATCCACGATTTGAGACTGGTTTTGTTCTTCAAAAAGATTTGCGAAGTAACCCGGCTCTTGTGTTTTTTGCCCAACTGAAGTGATTTGCTCTTGCTTCTTGCGGTTAGCAGCAACTTGTTTCTCGTTGTTTTGAACCCAAGAGAACCACTTAACCAACCAGATGCTTGGTGTATTCAACGAGCTTGATTCGTTTGCAAAGTACCAGTCACCGAAATTTTGAATCATGGTTCTCAAGTCGATTTCAGGTACAGAAACAAATCTTTGTTGAGCAAGTGAGATGAAATCGTATTGAAACTCGCTGTATTCAGAAATGAATTCACGCATTGAGTAACGCTTGTGATCATCGATCTGATACTGAGCAAATTGGATTGGTGTAAATTGCGAATTTTCTTCACGCGCATTACTACTACTATCAATAATTGGTTCTTGGTTTATGGTTAATGGTTTATGGTTAGGTGGCGGTTCGTCACCAGAGTTGCACGATTCGTTCACGACTGGTGGTAAGTCGTTTACGCCTTGTTTGCCCTTTTTACGTTTTTCTTCACGCTCTTTAGCGATACGTGCATTTGTTTCAGCTTTCGCTTTGTACGCATCAAGCTCTTCTTGAATGTGGTTTTGCACATACACACCGTCGATTTCAGTGAAGAATTTTTTCAAAACAAACTTTACTGCCGCTTCTTCTTCATCTGTACGTGCCCAAGCCCAATCCAAAGCTTCTTCAAGCGTGGGGAATTGCTCACGGTCATAGCACGCATCGAGCAAAAGCGTGTACGCTCCGTGCTCAAGCATGGACAAGCGTCCTGCTTTCTTGTGGTAATCACCAATGTTGCGTTTGTAGTAATGCATTAGATCACCCATCCAACTTGATCAGGCCACGCTTTTCCAATTGGCGAATAATCCGAGGTGGATAATATTCGCCAGCAATCTTGTAGCGTGTGCGTGATTTTTCGATAACCTGAATCAATGGAAATCCTTCCTCCATTAAACGGCGTATTGTTATTGCTGCCCCCCCCCATTTGAGTTGTTAGCTCAAGCATGGCGAACTTTTCTTGTGCTTCGATACAAGCGTTCATCACTGAGAGTGGCATAGCAGCCAGTTCTTTAGCTGTGTAAATGCGTACTGGTGCCAAAAGAGTAATTTGGTTTTCTTGAGGTACGTGCTTAGTCATTTATCACCCGCCTTTGGCTTCACGTAGCCACCAAAAGATTCAACTAAGCCCGCATTTATCAAACTACTTACAATTTGACTTGCCAACCATTGAGTAATTCGGAACTGACGAGCCATGACCTCTGAAAATTCAACTTTGGTTACCGCCGCATTATTTTCGTCATACCCTTTGTTGCGTAAATTTTGCTTTTTCACCTCAAATAGGTGGCCAAGTACTCGCAATGCAGGCTCATAGAAAGATTGGATTTCACTTTGCTGACGAGAATCTTTGATTTGCTGTGTAAAGCTATTCATGACACCTCCGCTAATGCTTGCTCAGCGCTTGTTAGTCGGCGTTTGGCATTAAGTTCAGCAACTGTTGCTGTACGGATTTCTTTTGATGAAACCAGAATCAAATGATTCTCCGATTTGATGGTCCATAAACTAGTCAAAGTTTTGTTTTTAACTTCAAACAAATCATTTGATTTGAAAGTACGGCACTCTTCAGTAAGTACCACTACATCACCCACTAAAAACTCTTGTAAGTTGTGTTTGGACGTTTGATTTGATAAATTAGTTTGCATATTCATGGGTTCCTAAATTTGTGAATTAAGAAGCCTGATCTTGACCATCAGGCTTTTTTATTGCGTTCTCTCCGAACGGATTGTTTTCTTTGTTCATATAAATCAAAACGTTCTCTGGGTATTCCAGATACCTGTGACATAAGATTCTTGTCATCTTCACAACGCTTCATATCCAGAATGGCTAACCATCTTAAATACTGGCTGTTAGACCAGCCTCGTTCATATGCTTCCCTTGCCACATGCTCAGCTACAGGCTCAGATAAATGTGTCGGCATGCACACCGTCTTTTTTGCACTTGGCTTTTGTTTGGTCATGGTTGTTCCTAAACTGATATTTGTTCATGAGGTCAGTTATGCTATAGACGACTCTGGCTTAGCATTCTCAAGTAGCCATTCAGCCGTAAACTTTCCACCGCTATTAATTGCAAGTATCTGGGCATATTTGGTTTCGCCCGTATATTCAGTTCTTGGTAATACCCCTCGTTTTTCCATCTTGCTCATGGCCATGTATGTACGGTTTAGTAACGCTGCTGCTTTAGATCGACCACCAACAGCATCAAAAGCATATTTAATGGGATTCAAAGTTAAATCTCCCTTTTAATTGATTTCACCAAAATTAAATCATAGGTTTAATTTTAATACAATCCATGATTGCTTCTATTTTTTTAAATTTCCAATAGAATTTTAAACCAAAGGTTTATTTTATTAATGATTATGGAATCTATAGCTGAACGCATCCAAGCAGCACTTGATTATGCAAATCTAAAATGGTCAGCAGCATCTCTCAAATTGGGACTATCAGCTCAAGCTGCATCTAACTGGAAAAAGGGGAAAATTGGTAAGGAAACCCTGAAAGAGCTAGCGGCTTTAACTGGAGTAAGTGCCGGATGGTTGCTAGATGGTTCTGGATCAATGATCGAGTTGGCTGACAATCCTGAGAATGCTGATGCATATAGGCCAGTTATGGCATGGGAAGCACCGGATGACCTCGATCCTAATTCTTTTATGATTATTCCGCATGTAGACGTCAAGTTTTCCGCAGGTAATGGCCGACTGGTTGAATTTGAGCCAACAACCAGGATGACGGGATGCGCACAACGCATGGAGTGGTTTCATAAGAAAAAAGTTTCACCTAAAAATCTTGTAGAAGTGGATGTTGATGGTGACAGTATGGAACCAAGGATACCAAGCGGCAGCGTTGTAATTATCGACAAGTCTGTTAATAGACTAGAGCAAGTTCAGAACAGAAAGGTGTATGCAATCAGGTATGGTGATGAACTAAAAATCAAAAGATTATCTCGTAGATATGACGGAGCCTTGATTATTGATAGTGATAATCCTAGCTATGAAAGAGAGATCGTTGAGCCGCAAGACTTGGAGCATATTGGCATCATTGGTAAATATGTTTCTCATTCTTATGATGGTGAAATTTAGGCGAGCTAAGTAATTAATTTTTAAAGAAAAGATGGTATTATGATCGCAACACTTAATAAATCCAAAACTGCGCTAACGATTAATCGCCAAGAGTTCAAATTAGCATTAGGTAAAATTGGCGAAGGTATTGAAAAACAAATAGCCTCACTTAAAAAAGCCAAGCAAAGTTATGACGCTACTGAAATGGCATGTGAGGTCATTAATGAAGCAAATATCTTTGAGGCTATAATCGAAGGATTTAATGAAGCTGAAGGTACTAATTTAAAACTATCAGATATAAGTAATTTGGAGCAAGCGCAAGGCTGGGTTGATGATTTTCTAGAAAAGTACAGCACTTGAAAAGGTAAATAAGAAGAAGTTGATGAGGTAAGATTCGTAATGAATAAAAAATATATGCCACCAGAACTTTACGAATACAGGCATCTAACAAGCACTGAACAAATGGCAATTCATCAGATGCTTATTTCTTATGTTCGTGAAGATCACCGCTTCAATATCATCATGATGGGGGCTGCGGAGCCTTACAACTTAGTAAAGATAATCAGTGTGAATTTTGAAAATGAAGCTGCAGGTATATGGATTCACTTCGAAACTATTGTTGGTGAAAAGCTGGCCTTGCCTATTGATTTCATTTCAAGAATTGAGTTTTCAGGGCAGCAGGAAATTTAATAAAAAAGATTAGTTTAAGGTTGGAGGAATATTAGGAAATGAAGTGGAATCCACAATATGCAAAAAATTGAAGTTAACTCCCGTAATATCAGCCATGTTCTTTATCAACACTTCTTGTTGACGGTAGTGCTTAGAACAGGTGAAAGGTTTATTTACAGACTTCTTGAAGCAACCACATTCAAAGAGTTTGTTGATTCAGAAGATAAAGATAAATTTTATAGAAGTCATATTGAGGCTAATAAAGAATTTAAGCGGATTCAGCTTTTTGTTTAATTGAAACCGTGACCCGACACAGTGCTTTAAACCATATCGGTAGAGAATATATGTATAAGATACCTAAAGTAGTTATTCCTGATTCCGCTAAAAAATATAGGCCTCCCAAAGTTAAATTAACGCTAGAAGAAATCAAGCAACTTTCAGATGACGAGTTAATGATGCTTTTAAGCGGTGAAGGCCGAAGCGGAATTATCCCAGCACCACTTCTACAAGCTATAAGCTATGAATTGACATCAAGACAGATTAAAAAATCCAGCAAACCGCATTGGACTGCTTATGTTGGGGTGCTGCTGGCCTTAATTGCTGCAGTCACTGGTGTTGTTGCAATACTAAAATGAGAGTAACGATAACAGAGCACATTGAGATAAAACTAAGCACAAAATTTACTATACGTTTGTTTTTGATTTTCATGACATATCCACCAGTAGCACCCTCTTAACAAGTAAAGCAATTGAGGTGATTAGAGGTATTAAGCTAATTAACAGACCAGCTCTCGTCAACTTTATTTCACACATAAGAACTCTCTTTAAAATGTGAACCAAATGGCAATATTCACAAGTATTGTTACCATGCTAATAAACATTTGCATATTTAGTATCTGATCTAATTTCATAAAAATACCTTTGTCAGGTTAAATCAGCGACCAACCCACCACCACGGTGGGTTTTCTTTTGTCTATTAAATCTAAAATTTAAAATAAATTCAATCTTAGGTTTAAATATCTATTGCATCAAAATTAAATCTAAGGTTTAATAATTTTCACCAGATAACAAAAAAGCACACCGCCCCTCCCCAGGTCCGATGTGCTTTGCTATATGCGAGATCAATTATGAACGTAAAAGCTCCTCCTTTCAACTCATTTGCATTTGTCAGCATGGCTGCTCTTGCAATCTCTGGTGGTTCTTTAGTTGCTTGCCAATTGCAACCAGCTTTCCAAACAAAAGAAGCCCCTTCTCTATTTACCCCTAAGACTCAACCAAGTACTTACGGGGTTTTAACCGCAAAAATCACAGGTAAACATTCTGGCGTTGCTGTAATTAAATTAGATAGCTTCCGTTTAAACGTTAGCTTTGATTTTGAAGCTCATCCAGACAGCTACGGCGTTCCGGGTTCTGAATTTACCGCTGTTGATATTACTCAACTCACGGTAAATGAAATTACTGACATTAACGGTAAGTCATATAACGATTTCACCGAATTTGAAGACATCCGCAACATCAATGACCTTCTAAAAGGCTTCATCGAACGTAACAAGTTGGTGGAGGCTTAAAGATGACTCATTTCAAAAAGCACCCCGACGGCTACAAGTCATTTTTAGGCCGTGATGATAAGGGCCTCTACTCTGTTCGTATTGGCTGGCAAGTGTACGCATCTAATGCTAATGGCTCAGTTCTTTACAAAGTTAAAGACGGATTTAAGACGCCTTTAAATGTGTATAAGTTTCAAACCGACTATCCAAAAGTTTGGAATGAACTCACACAAGAAATCGACTTTCAACGCAGAAAGCAGCTCGCAATAAAACTGCGTGAAACAAACATTCCTACTTATGACCGCAAAGCTTATAAAACTAAGCGCGGCTTCACTGGCTCAAGATAAGGATAATAAAATGGCTCTACCGATTATTACTGCTGACCAAACTTTATTGGTTCAAGCAATTATTGTGTACCTATACGCGGATCCGGGTTTAGGTAAATCATCGATGGGCTTTACTGCGGAAAAAGCAATTTCTTTTGACTTTGACCGTGGTGCTCACCGTACTGGTGAATTACGTCGTGGTGCGGTTGTACAGGTTCAACAATGGAGTGATGTTGCAAACCTTACTCCGCAGGACTTAGCACCATATAAAACCGTAGTCATTGATACCGTGGGTGCAATGCTTGAATGCATTAAAACCCACCTGTTACTTACGGCAAATAACCGTCAAAAAGATGGTTCTTTAAAGTTAAAGGCTCAAGGTTTAGCGAACCAAACGTTCAAGCAATACATCAATACTTTGATCAGTTTAGGTAAAGATGTTGTTTTCATTGCACACGCATCAGAAGATCAAAACGGTGATCAAATTATTTACCGACCAGATCTAGGTGGTAAAAACCGTAACGAGCTTTACCGTATAGCAGATGTCATGGGTTATCTAACAACTGTTACTACTGGTGAAGGTAAAAATGCCCGCGTTATTAATTTCAAACCTTCGCCTACACATCATGCGAAAAACTCAGGTGCTTTAGGTGGTGAAACTGGTGAAGTGTGGGTACCAGATCTTAAAGCACATCCTACTTTCTTGGCTGACCTGATTACTCAAGCTAAAGATCACATTAACACCTTAACGCCTGCACAACTTGCAGCAGCTAAAGCCCAAGAAGAGCTAGAAAACTGGAAACAAAGCTGTGAGGAAGCAGAGCATGCAGGTGACCTTAATCAATTAACTGAGTCGCTTGATAAAGAACACATGTATTACCAGAACATGCGCCAAGCAATGTTAATGAGAGCTAAAGCATTGAATTGCACGTTTGATAAGCAACGTGGCACTTGGATTAGTCCACCAGAATTTAACGGTATCTCAGATCAACAAAGAGATGAACTTCAAAACTTTATTGCTGAACGTGGCCTCGATGTAAAAACAGTTTGTGAGCACTTCGGCATAGATGCCCTTATTCAAATTGAAGCGGCAAAACTTCAAGCAGTAAAACAAGAAATTGAAATATTGTCTAAAACAGGGATTAGAGCATGAAAAATTTTTTACTGGAGGAACCCTTCTAATGTCGAAACAAACTACTCCAGAGTTTCTTTTCGAGCCAAAGCTGCTACCCATGCAGCTTTTCGAAAAGTTCATAGTGTTCAACGTAAATGCTGGGTATCGCGGTAAAGGGACACCGCACGGCGTGAACTTGATTAAAGGTAATAAAGCCACTCTTTCTGTAAGCAACGAAGGTGTGATGAACAAAGCAGCTCAAGAGCGATACAAGCTAATGCTTTTGAAATATTTCAAAGAAGGTCGCTCTGCAATGGATGAGCTGGATCATGAAGTTAAACGTATTTATAAAATGGTGGCCTAAATGATTGATCTAAACCAAGAACTTGAAGATTTTGATGCTTATTTTTTTAAAAGACATGGTGAATTGCCCTTAGATCCTTCCTCTGAGGAATACGCCAATAAATCATATCTAAAACACGAGATGTTTAAGGCATGGAAAGCAAGAGCTAAAGCTCAGACGGTGCCAGAAACTCATCTACTAATTCCAAAGGAACCAAATCACAAAACTATAATGGCAATGGCTTGTGTCTGCTTAGGGTCTGTTGGTTCAGGTGCAGAGTTCCTTACTCTTAAAGAAGCTAAAGATGTTTACAGTGCATTAGTAGAAAAAGAATCGGGAGCTGAAGGATGAGCAAAGTTATTGGTGAAGTTAATTTGAGCCCTAGCCGTATTGAAGGTACTCCGGATCAGGTGGCTCTTCATATTTTTGAAGAAATCATTTGTCCAAGTACTGAGGAGCTTATCAAAAACAATCCGGAAGCTGCAAAAGTTTTTGCATATCACATTTTTGGTTTAGCACTGTCTCAGCTTGCAGAATTCCATTCAACTAAAAGTTTAGATAAAGCTGTAACCGTTACCCTTCACAACCTTTTGCGTCAATTGAAGAAAGAACGTAATGAGTTGAGGAACTAAAGGATGAGTGGATTAAAAGTTAAAACATGTGATTTTTGTGATGACGGGAACGGTGAATGCATTTTCCCCTATTACGGCCTTGCCCCTCATATTCATACGAAGCCAATTGGCGGTACTGAATTTATAGATGTTTCATTACCTGAAAACTTCTGTCCTGATGGGGATGGTTTAGGCATGTATACACATTGTCTGAATTGTGGGGGTGACGGCACCTATGAGGGTACTCAATTAGAAGTTAAAGCGGAAAGTAAGGAGGAGTAAATGGGACAAATAGTTAAAATAGAGGCTAGCATTCTAGAAAAGATTGTTGCTGTAGCTGAACGTATTGCTCAGTCAAAAGAAGAACGCCGAGTTGGTCGTGAAGAATTTGCACACATGCTCAATATCGAACCTGAAACTCTAGACGCTCGGATTCGTGAAGGCAGATACCAAAGGCCATACAAGGATGGGCGAAAAAGTTTTTGGTTATTGTCCTACGTGCAATCTGTCGTTACAGACACAAAAGAATCTGGTAAAGTAGCCACCTATTGA